TGAGCATGCCAAAAATTATTTCAAGCGTGTGTTCCCACTACCTAGTAAGATAGAGGAAGCACCGTATCATTTGTTATCAACAGGTGAGAAGAAACAATTTACCAATGCAATCAATGCTAGAACTAAGTCATTTGATATCTATGCTACCTCTCCTACACAGGAAAACATACGGGACACAGAGTTTGGTATGTGGCATGCAGTTATAGAGTGGGCTGACTACAATGCTAAGGGTAAGAACCTAGCAGTTAGCACAATGGCTGGTCGTAATGATGGTGTTAAGACTAGAGCATTAGAATTGTTGGAAGTATAATGGATAGAAAAATAAGTCCAGGTGTAATGGCACAAAGTTATGCTCGCAAACAATTATTAAATAATCATAGAGAAGAATATGATAAACTTTATCGTTCAGAAATGATACGATTAGGTGGCACACCAAAACCAACAACAGAAGAAAAAATTCTTTTGTTGCAAGACCAAATAGAAAAACTAAAGAAGGAGATAGAATGACAATGTACTATACGGAAGTAGACGGTACTGAACCAACAGTATCTACTCAAATAGGGGGTGTTAAGTACACCTTTACTAATGATTCACTTACTAAATTAATAGAGGAAAAAGAACAACTTAAGATAGAACTAGCACAACTTGAACGCAAGTTTAGAAGTGCTCGCTTTGATGTAAGAGAATTCTTTCAATCTAGATATGAAACAGATAGTGATGAGATTGTATGTGAAGTAGACGATGTTAATAATCTACTTATAAACCTAGAAACTGAAGCGTTAACTAGGTCTTGGTCAGCAACAGTCACTATCACAGCCACAGTTACAGGTATAGAAGCACCTAATGCAGAAGCAGCCCAAGAAATTCTTGATGATGCTTTTGAGGTTAACCTAACGGTTGATGGTGATGTATGGGTAGATGATGTATCGGTTGAATCAGTACACGCTGAATCATAATGTGATACACTAATCTTGGGTGCCCTGGTTTCGGCTATCTCCTTTCTCAGGGCAACCCATAAAAGGAGAACATGACACAAGAAATAGATAGAGATAGGTACGGCAGACCATTAATAGTGCCACCCAAAGGTGGCAAAGCAGTGGCCTATACACGAGCAACTACAATAGCCAATTCATTAGATGATGCATCAGCATTAGTAGCATGGAAAATGCGGATGGCTGCGATAGGTTTAACAACCAGACCAGATATATTATTATCTATTACTGCAGCACAAGAAGATAAGATGGCAGTTAACTCTTTGATTGAAGATGCTATGCAAGTAGCAGGCGCAAACAAAGCAGCCAACATAGGTACAGCAATCCATTCATTTGCTGAACAGTTAGATTTAGGACACGACTTAGGCGTGGTACCACCAGAGTGGATGCCAGATGTAAAAGCCTACGAACATGCAACTAAAATTCTCAACAACAAGTTCATTGAACAGTTCAGTGTGTTAGACAAATACAAAATTGCTGGCACACCAGACAGAGTTGTTGAGTATAAAGGCGAGTTATTTATTGCAGATATTAAGACTGGTCGCATAGACCATCCAAGTAATATTGCAATACAGTTAGCAATCTATGCTAACGGCTTGCCGTATGATGGTGCTACGGCAACCCGTAGTACATGGGGCGAAGTAAACAAAGATAAGGCAATCATTATTCATCTACCCGCAGGAACAGGCACGTGCAAGTTAGTGTGGATAGATATTAAAGAAGGCTGGAAAGGTTTACAATTAGCCATGAAAGCAAGAAAGTGGAGAGACCAGAAAGGTTTAACCACTTCATTTGAATAGGAGAAAAATGAGTAGCACTGAAGCACCAATCAGTATCAATCTCAAAACAGCAGGAGGCACACAGATAACTCTGCGTGCAGAAACAGCAGACCAGTTTGCTGACATGATTGCACAAGGTATACATGTTATAACCGATGCAGTTACTGAAGTAGAACTAGCAGTCAAAGGGACATCAGCAAACAAGCCGATGTCAGTAGCAGACATTGCCTCTAGTTTCAATGCAAACATAGCATCCACAGAATCAGGTGGAGAAGAAACAGTAGAAGATAAATGGGGTAACACTTGGGTATATAACAAGCCAGGTGCACCATCATGTGAACGTGGTGTCATGGTTCTTAAGTATGGCAAAGCACAGGCAACTGGCAAACCATACAAAGCATTCTATGACCCAGCAGCAGGTCCTCGTTGGACTGGGCCAAAAGTTCCAACAGAACTACGTACTAAGCCAATCTTTGCTTAGTATTTTATAGTAAATGGGGGCTGAGTCGTGGTGCCAGCCCCCATCTACAGTAAAGGAGAACAATGAAAACATTAATTAGAAGTGTTAACAATACAAATGTAGGTGGCGAACCTTTACCTGCCGTCTTTAAAGTATTTGAAAATGCAGGAATGATATTACGCAGAGCAGAGGTAACAGTAATAGCAGGCACCCCAGGTGCAGGCAAGTCATCAATTGCATTAGCAATTGCAGCCAAAACTAAACTGCCAACTCTTTACTTTAGTGCGGATACCAACGCACATACAATGGCAATGAGATTGATTGCTATGACTGGTAACATCAGTCAGCAACAGGCAGAACAACTAATCAAACGTCAGCCAGAAAAAGCAAAAGAAGTATTAGCCAATGGTAATCATTTGTTTTGGTGCTTTGAATCCAGCCCAACACTAAAAGATTTAGATGAAGAAGTATCAGCATTTGAAACCATTTGGGGCAAGAGCCCAGCACTTATAGTTGTAGATAATCTTATGGACATAGCAATGGATGGACACGATGAGTTCGGTGGTATGCGTGCAGCCATGAAAGAACTTAAGTATCTAGCCAGAGATACAAACGCAGCACTACTTGTATTGCACCATACCAAAGAAGGATATGAAGGCAGTCCATGTCAGCCAAGGTCATCAATCCAAGGGTTAGTTAACCAGATACCAGCAATGGTATTAACTATTGGTCAGATGAAACAAGCAGATATGAATTACCTATGCGTTGCCGCAGTTAAGAATCGCTATGGCAAGGCTGACCAAACAGGTAACAACTATGTTACTCTTGCATTCAACCCAGAATCTATGTATCTAGATGATGTTATGATTCGTTATATGCCACAGCAACAGGAGTTTGAATGAGCAATCCACGCAAAGCAAAGGGTTCCAGCGCAGAAAGAGATGTAGTTAATTGGTTAAAGAAATGGTACCCATATGTAGAGCGTAGGATTGCAGGTGCACACTTAGATAAAGGAGACATAGCAGGAGTTAATGGTGTAGTTATAGAGGTAAAGAACCACAGAAAATTAGACCTATCCGCATGGGTAAAAGAACTAGAAGTAGAAATTCAAAATGATAAAGCATGGACAGGTGTAGTCATACACAAACGAACAGGTAAAGGAGATGTAGGAGAATGGTATGCAACAATGCCAGCAAAAATATGGATAGAATTAATTAGGAAGATTAATGGACAAACATGATGTATCTGCCTACTTAGCACACGTAGGCGCCACCCTGCCAGCAGTGGGGCATGGTTGGCGCAAGATGAAGTGCCCATTCCACGGAGATAAACACGCATCATCAGCCGTTAACTACGAAGAAAATAGATTCAAATGTTTTGGTTGTGAAGCACAAGGTGATGTATATGATTTAATAATGTATAAAGAAGGAGGTAATTATATTGAGGCTATCAAATTCGCAGAGAGCATATCTCTTGCAGGCAACAGACCAGTACGCAAAGGACCTGCATCTAGCAACAGAGTATCTTTCAACTCGGCATCTATCGGTAGAAGAGGGCAGAAGTTTTAGCCTAGGTGTAGTAGCAAACCCATTGCCAGGACACGAGGTATATAAAAATAGGTTAGCAATCCCTTACATAACACCATCAGGTGTAGTTGATATCAGGTTTAGAAGCATGAACAATCACGAAGACCCTAAGTATATGGGTGTACCTGGGGCTAAGACTACAATGTTTAATGCACAGATAGTATTAACAGCAGGTAGTTATGTATGTGTAACTGAAGGTGAGTTAGATACAGTAGTGCTATCAGTTAAGACAGGTCATCCATCAGTTGGTATACCTGGAGTTAATAACTGGAGGCCATACTATGCAAAGATACTAGATGATTTTGAAACAGTAATTGTATTAGCAGATGGTGACAACGCTGGCTTAGAGTTTGGCAAAAGATTAAGTAGAGAACTACACAATGTTAATCTATTACAAATGCCAGAAGGACACGATGTTAACAGTATCATTGTGCAAGAAGGAAAGGAGTGGATAGATGAGCGAATTCGAAAATGCTTGGGCAACTGACGAAGATTTTTGGGAGTTTGTTGGAGACAATAGAAAGTTAGTTGGCATAGCAATATCAAATGGTCAAGGACTAGACATTCTTAATGCACTTAAAGATATCTATACTACGATAGAAAAAGAACCAGAGAGTGCTATGCGTATGCTTACACTACTGGGTACGGTTATATATGCCAGCAGCATAGGTGAAGGTAAACAATTCACGGATGAGATACAAGTAGTATCAGCAATGGAACAATTCGATAGCAGTATGAAGGAGATGTTAGATGAAGAATCCAAATGATGTTGATGTAATACTCAACGAACTGCGTAGTATTATGATGAAGAAGCA